TTACAGTAAACTGATCATATTTTTTGATGTCATATAATTTTTCATCAAAAACTCCTGCTGCTTCTGCAAATCAGCATAGTAGGCATCATAGTTGTATAAAATGTTCTTGATGTGATTCACCAGATCTTGTTTGTGTGTTTGATATGTATCCCAATTTTCAGTCCACTCTGCTGGATACAGATAGGAATCCAGATACATTTCGTTATATGATAGTCTAGTGGGCATTAACGGAACAGTTTTGTTGAATACTGCTTCGACCATGCTGATCCCAAAGTTTTCGTGTTTATTAGCCGAAAAAGAAATCTTGGCTTTGCGAATCAGTTCATAATATTCTGATTTAGAAAGATTGAGTTTTTGTGAAAAAACAAAATCATAATCAGGAAATTCTGCAGCCAAATCCTCAAAGATCTCTGGTTGTTTGTCTGGAGAGATCCTGTGCCCGAACAAAATAATATTTTCTTTGTGTTCCAGTGGAATACTATCTGAGTTATTGATGATGTTCAGATGTGGTTGACCAGAATGATACGCTTTATCACCAGATACCTCTAGTGTTTTGCAGAACAGATCTCGATGATATTTACTACCAAACCAATTATAATCCAGTGCATGGTACACGGAACGTTCAAAGGTATGTGACCACTGTTTGTCCTGAATAGTAAATCCCAGAATGTCTGTTGCATCATATGATCCTGCGTGCCAAATTCCGTGAATGGTTACTGGAATACCCAACAACTCGCTCATATATCTGACCTGAATGATACCTGTGTTCCATGAATCAGTAAACAAAAAAACATCATTGGGTTCAATTTCACCGCGACTAAACATTTGTGCAATGGTGTTAATTTGGTTGTTTTTCCAAACATTAGTGATTGCAAAATCCAGAAATGCACCAGCAGTTGTACCAGATTGTATACCACCATCAATGGTGATCACTTCCAGATCTGGTCTGTATTTTTTAATTTCTTCTGGGATTGCGGTATACCATTGTGCTGTATATCTTTGCTCAATGGGTTCTAGTGCTACATGATAAATTTTCATTGTCTTTCAATATCCTCTTCTACACAATTCTCACCATACTGGATCTCCACAATACGACAAGGAACATCATATGGGTTAGTTAATTGATGCCATTCTCCAATGGGCACATGATATTCCTGATGCACTGAAAGATGTTTTGGTGGCATGCTATAACCATTGGCCAATGCACTATTAACAACGCACTGGCCTTCGCTTACAATCCAATACTCTGCACGTTGAAAATGTCGCTGGAATGATAACGATTTGCCTGGATTCACAGTTAATTCCTTCACTTTCATACCAGGGACTTCATGTAACACTCGATAGTATCCCCATTGACGTGCAGTTTTGGGTGTTTTCCATTCTTCAAGAATCCAGGAACTGCTATTTGCTTTGTCATCACCGCCTACACCAAACACAAACTCGACTTCATTAAACACCATTTCAGGAATATTGTCTTTTGTACGGTCACCGCCATTTGCAAATATCACGCTATCAAACGGAACCCAACTACCTTCGTGGTTTTTAATATCAAGTGCATGTTTGATTGCAGCACACGCAGATCCGTCTGAATCATCAAAAGCAATAACTTCATCAACACAACCAAGTGCGTTAACAATGTTCGCACGTTCAGTCCAGGGCATAAAGTAACGTCCTTTTTTACGAACAAGCCAGTCATCAGAATTTACACCAACAATTAAGTATGCGCCCAGATTTTTTGCTGCTTCTAGATAGCGAATATGACCGCTGTGAATAGGATCAAATCCTCCTGTAGCAACTACAATCTTCATACAGATCTCCTTTAGATTTATTTTTATATTATATCTGGTATCTTATTTAAAGTCAACTGAATCAACGAATTTTAGATCCCTGGTCTTGTGAACCACAATCAGGACAAATAAAAACAATGGTTTCTCGTTCTGGATTGCGCGGTTTTGAACTTATAGAAATAATATGAACTTCGGAAATAAATTTATACTCTGCGCACCGTGCGCAATACAGCATGGGCTCAGTATAAGTGTGTTTGTTCATGTTACAGAATATTTATTGTCTTGTGAAGTCTTCCAAAATTTATACAATAAAACAATCTTTGTCATTTAATCACTTATCAGAAACCATCAACATCAAATTCTGTATCTTCAAAACTTGAGATTGAAAAATAATCTCCAAAAGTATCATACTGATCCCAATCTTCCTGCATTTTGGTTTCAACTTCAGTGTAGTAACGCTGTGCATCATTGCTGTCTACTTCACCATCAAAATCAAAATCAAAATCATTCATGTCAGACTCCTGGTTAGTTGTTAAACAATGTGTGTACTGTAATAGATATCAGCTATTCAGTCAATCAATATCACATAAAATTTTTTATGCGTCACAAGATTCTTCTAATTCGCGGGTTTCGTATTCTAAATATCGTGCTTCTTGAATAATATCATCTAGTTCATAGCATTTAGAAACTTTGTCTGATTCACTTAACTTGATAATTTTTTTAGCCAGACAACGGGCTTTTTTGATAATTAATTCATTTTCATGCAACATAACACTATTCACCTTTAATAGTTTGAATATATCGATCCAGATACCATTTGGCTTTTTCTAATTCTTGTATTGTAGCATCTTTTTTTCCAGCTCGCAAGACATATTTTACTACGTTGCCGAGATGAAATCCCAAATGAAAATCTTCAATAATATCAATGACTTCAAATTTGTTTCCCTGATAATGATCAGGATGATCTACCATTTCTTTTTTCTTATTCATTAGTGTATTCCTCATATATTAAAAATGTTTAATTAAATATTTTCAGTATAATATTTTTTAATTAATATAGCGTTATGTTTAAAATTTTCAAAGTTTTTTAAAAAATATTCATTATAGTTGATATTACTGATATTCTTAAGAGATGCTATTATTAAATTTAGCCGGGTGAGCCAATCAGGTTCGTATTGGTATGAATAATCAATTAAATCATGCGGAAACCAAAAACCAAATTTTTCTAATCCTTCAACACTTTTATATCCCAATGGAATCGCAGCCGTGAAATTCCAGAATGGTCTTAATGTTTTTTCACTCACCATTGTAAACGGTTGTGTATTGCTTGTTTCGTTACAAACACACGCTAAACATTTCGAATCTATATCAAACTGTATATTATTGTAGCTGAACGGTTGATCTTTAATTTTTTTAGTTGAAAGCGTGTTGATATATTCGGATATCTTTAATTTTTTGTCTGAAATCCAGGTGTCGTATAATCTGGAAATCTCGTTTTGTTCATGAATATTTTGAAAGTATCCCAGATACATTGCATGATTAATCATATCAGTTTTTTCAGTCTCGTATTCAGTCATGATATCGATTAATCCCAGGTCATCTAGGTCTCTGAGTTTTAGTGTTATATAGAGTCGATCTATTCTTGGATTTGTGCCACCGTACAAACTAAACGCATATCTGATATCTTTCTTTTTATTCTTAATGAAATCATCACTAGGGATTTCCAGATCTTTAAAATATCTAGATCTATTATCCCAATATATGCTTCGCATGAATAACCATTCAACTATTGCGAACGATTTTTCTTGATACAAGCGATTTCGTTGCAACCACCAATCTTTAACGCCGACACCATTTAATGATATTAATGTAATATTTTCTATATTACCACATTGACTCCTCAAAAATGCGTGTAATAACTCGAGAGTGTTAACAGTTATTCTTTCATCATAGTATATAACTGTGGGTTCATTGAAGGTTTTGGACCAATCGTATTCTTTTATTTTGTCTGGGAATTTGTCAGGAGTGTCAAAAAAATAATCGATCCAGACTGAGAATTTGTAACCCCTGGGTTGTTCTCCAGTCTTAATCCAATTACGAAGATCGTACCATTTTACGTCTATTGTGTGCTTATTCATCTTAACAACTGACCGTCTGTTATCTGAATACTTATGAAAAAATTAAACTGTACAACAGACCTATTGCACCAATCGTTGTGATAACTACATTAGTTACAATGAGTGCGGGCTCTCGCCAAGCAATGCTCACATATATCCACAAAATTCCGCTAATCAGGTATAAAATTGGTCCCAGTGGGTAATAACCCAGACTGTTTACGGCTGTAGCCAACACCAAGACGACGGTTGCGGACCATTTACTGTACCAGATTTGGTCTCGTTGTGCAGATTTGTTCAAATTTTGCCTTCCACTGGGATCCAAGATCAGTTAATTTATTGCGATTGTGTATAACCGCTTGTTCACATCTTTCCTGATTATACGTTGTTTTTTCCAATATGTCGAGCATTGCATCAAGTTTTTTTTCATGATCAACTATGTGATCGTACCCATGATCTACCAGATCATCCAGCACATCAAATCCTGCGTTGCGTAATACTTCCACTGAACCAGGACTACAAAACAATAACCACGGTCGTGGTGTTTGTAGTGCCCTGAAAATTTTTTCACTAAACGCAACGATGCCGTTATTTACATAACTTTCCACCACAATAGTTACTTCACTAGCAAGTGCGGCAGAATCAGGATCGTGATCGGTCAACATAGGAATTTGCGGTCGAAGTTCGCGATGAGCCCAGTCCCAGTGCTTCCAGTTAACTTCAGTATGCACGCTATCAAAAAACGCTTGCCGTTGGTGCATATCTGGATCTCGAGTATGATACAAGCAATTAAAACTGATAATACCTTCACTCAACAATTTTCTTTCATGTAATTTATACAGCAATAACAATCTTTCTCCGCTTATGCGATTCATTAAACAGCTGAAGTGGTAATCTGGAGTTTTATTTTCTATAACATCACACAGATATATGTGCCAAAATTCTGGAGCAACTTGCTCGGATTCACGCCCATCTAGAAAATAATTGTCTGTGATTATCGGTCTGTCTGTTTCTATTTGTAAACAATCTACTAGCTGAATGTGTGCATCTGGTCTGTATTTTTTTAATTGTGCAATAATGTTATCTTCTTTTTGCTGGCAACCTGCCTGCCAAATTCTGTCGTGATGAGTGGAAACATGCATATAAATATTTAATAGCATACATATGAGTATGGAAAAAATAACACATTGTCTTTTGTACCACCCAGAAATTGATGTTAAACGATTGCATCCAGAGATGAATGTTAATCAACTGTTAGAATCAGTGAATACACATCATTTACCAACAATTACAGCATCGCCAACCCCGATACAACGAAACATTATTGCTAAATTAGTCAGATTGAATTGGTTAATACAAGATCTGAAAACAAACAATTTGATGAAACCTTTTGTGGTTCGAAAGACAAATGAACATTTTCAAGTAATCAATGGTGATACCAGAATGCAAGCACTTGAATTCAATCCTCATATCACACATGTTAACTGTGTTTTAACAACATCGGTTGAATATCAAGATAATTATGAAGCCAGTGGATGGATAACTGTTAACAGTAGAGATCACCTGGCCAATTTATTACAAATGAGAGTCAAAGATTTAATATATGATACTGATTGGAGATTTGAACTAGTAAAGTGGATGGAATTTGCCATACCAGAGGCCGCAAATCACATGCACGATGAAAAGATCAGATATTTTGCCTTTTATGACTGGTATGTAAATCAGATAATTAGTTCTGGCGGCAAACCACCAATTATAGATCGCGATTGGCTGGAAACCCCTAGGACATGGAATTGTTAAATGTCATATACACTTTTATATAACCAAGACTTACTAATTAACACTGTTAAACCAGTTTTAACAATAGAACAATTAATTTATCAATCAAATGATGCAATTAACAAACGCAGACGAAATCTAACGCTTACAGACAAAGATAATTTGGCTAGATTAGTCAGAGTTAACTGGATTGTGCATGATTTGGACAATAATGATATTATCAAACCAATTTTGTTAAGATTTAAAAATTTTAATTTTGAAGTTGTAACCGGTGATTCGCGTTTACAAGCACTGCAAGTTGTTCCCAAGTATCAACATATTCAGGCATTACTGACCATACAATCTAGATTTTATGAAGATCATGCAAATCAATTCAACGATAGCTGGATACAGATCATGAACAAGGGTCATTTGTGTGATGTTTTAAATCAAAGAAACAAGTATCAATTACGATCTGGTGATAGGATTTTCACCAATTATCATGATTGGAAAGCAAAAGAGTTAGATTGGATAGAAATTGCATATGATGAAACATCTAATGATATGCATTCTGACGAAACTAGATTGACTCAGATATTAAATTACTTAAATGCGCAGGAAAATAGTTTTCAATTTACACGCGAATGGTTTAAAGAAACTATTGATTGGAGTTCTTATTCTTAACTAGTTTGTCTAGATCTTCCATTTGTTCGACTGGAGTTTTTTCTTTTTTGCCAAAAATACGTTCCCAGTTATCTTCATATGCTTTCTGATCTGCACCCTTGCGCGGTGCTGATCCTTTTCCGCCGTGCCAACTGCTCATGCTTCTATCCTATATGTAATATTCCCATTAAGGAAGTTGTGACTAATATTTAATTCGTGCGTGCTATTTTTTAAGATAATCGGAGATTGAGCAGTACCCCAATGGCCGTCATCTAGAAATAACACTTCGTTTTTGTGCTTTAACCCAACACGTGGTACTATCAGTAAATATTCCGATTCTACAGGAGTGTATGCTAAAGTGTGTGCATTTGATGTAAAATCAATATCTTTGACAAATGTTCCTTTGCTATCTGTGCTTGTTATTGTAGAGTTTATTGCATTTAACGTATATGACACACTGGGTTCTAAGTCAAACGTCATTCTGATATAAGGAATCCAATCCCATTGTGTTTCAATTGAGTCATTGAAATAATTAATGCCATCTGCCAGTGGTATAATATCCGGTGCATCAATTGGAATGTTTGCCCATTTGGCAATATTGCGGTTTACAACATTAACAAAACCCATTGGTAAATCGATACCGGGTGCAAATCTAATTCTGTTGTTCTGCTCGCATCCAATACCTTGTGCAAATGATTTAGCCACTGGAATAGCATATATGTTTAAAAAATATTCACCAGGTAAGAATTCAATACCAGGTTCGCGTGGGATGCTATTCAGAAACAATCTTTCTTGCCATAAATTACCATTAACAGTCTCGGTAATAACAACATGATCATTCTCATATAAGTCATGTGTGTATGTGCCAAAATTTAATGTTATTTTTGATTCTAGATTTAATTCTTGTATGATTTCTTTGCCTAAACAAAAACGATTGTAATCATTTTCATATGCAATAATATGTTTGGCACCGTACGTTAATGCTAATATTGATAATAACCCAGTACCAAATCCAATGTCGATACAGTTTTTATCTTGTACTGAATCTTTAATAATGTTTTCAAAGAAACGATTACGCATGTAATCGTTTATCATTGGTAGATTTACTCCATCGTGATTTTGAAAATCAATTTGATTAAAATCGTACTCGAGAGTCATGGATAATTCTTAATCCAATATCCTATTAAGAGACCGATTACGATCGAAAGTAAAACGGTTAGTGTCATAGTGGTTCTGTGAATTCTGAAGTGTCGTTATCTAAATCGTAACGTCCTGTTATAAACCATTCTCTGGGTACTGCCCATTCAGGAGCATCGGAATAATCATAATTGGCCACTTCGTTGTTTTCGTTTGGATCTTGTTGTTCCATAACGTATTTAGTTTGGTGCCCGTGGAGAGACTCGAACTCCCACTCTTGCGAACTGCCGCCTAAAGACAGCGTGTCTACCAATTCCACCACACGGGCATTTTGATGCTGGTTACTGTATCCAGCGTAAGCGTAGTCCCTTACAGAGGCTAACCAATGTCCACCGACCGTCCATGTTCATTTTATTAACGCTGGACGATTGCGTTAAAAACTTTAAATTTGGAGCCCGCGATAGGAGTCGAACCTACGACCTGCTGATTCTGGTTTGTGTGTATTTCTACACTCCCTGGACTATATCATCACCTACAGCATTACCTGTTTAGGTGTTGGACGCTAATGGTGTATTACATGACAAGTTCGTGTCAAACCACCTAGTCTCTGCACCGTCTCAATACGCTTATTGAGCTTGGCTCAGGATTGCCTTCAACATTACTTGCTAAGGTTTTCCTGAATTCATCCAATTTTTCCAACACGCTATTTCTAGCGAGGGTTGCATTTCTACAAGTCAGCTGCTCTACCAACTGAGCTACACGGGCATTTATAGTGCGTATTAACTACGCACTTTACTTACGAATTTATTTAGCAATACCCAAATAATTCATAACATTTTCTGGTGAACTTTCACCATAAGGATCTGGATTGTCTGCGGTAGCATCTGGTTCAACAAATGCCTTTTCAACAACACCATCCTTGATAACAACAGCAAAACGCTTGCTTCGCTTACCAAAGCCAAGTTGGCTAAAGTCAGCAAGGCGACCAAGTGCGTCAGCAAACTCGCCGTTGCCATCTGGCAGAACCTTAACATTCTGGATACCCAAAAAGTCTGCCCACGCATTCATAACAAAGCCGTCGTTAACGCTCGCTACATAAACTTCATCAATACCAGCATCGCGAATCTTGAAATAGTTATTTTCAAAACCTGGCAACTGATAAGTTGAACAAGTTGGTGTATAAGCACCTGGCAAACTAAACACTACTACACGCTTGCTACCAAAAAGGTCCGCGGTGGTTTTGTGTACAAATTCGCCACCAATTGGGCAACCGCCATCACCTGGAGGCAAATCGCCTTCGCGGTAATAGAAAGTAATGTCTGGAATACGAGTTCCTTCCATTATGAACGCTCCATACCTGCTGCTTCAGCAACAATAGCGTTTACTTCTTCAAGTGACGAACACATTACCTTGGCAGTTTTCCAATCGTCATAGCCATCACGACCGCTGACTTCTACCATGTAACCGTTATCGTAAAAATATACGTTCAATGAATCATCTGCTTTAGTAAGTTTATCTGACAGTTTCATAATTACTCTCCTTTAGAGTTGTTGTTAAAGTTTGTTTATTATAACATCACAGATACCGAAATGCAATCTTTTTTGATAGTAAATATATAATAATGTTTTATTTGGAAAGAATTGAATTTTACATAACCAATGTTTGTAATTATAATTGCGACAATTGCAATCGATTAAACAATTATAATTTTTCTGGACATCAAAAATGGGAAGACTATGCTGAGGTATACAAGGCTTGGCACAAACGAATAGATTTTGGTGTGATCTCTATTCTGGGTGGTGAACCGTTGTTAAACCCGTCATTACCAGACTGGCTTACCGGATTACGATCACTCTGGCCAAATGCAACCATACAGTTATTAACTAATGGATCCAGACTAAAACACACACCCTGGCTTTATGATGCAATTAATAAAAATAAGATTGAACTAGAGATTAGCACACACAATCGTGGAACATTCGATAAAACTGCGTCAGAAATATCTGAAATTTTATCAAAACCAATACAAACCAATCTGACTAAAAACGCAGATCTCTGGGTCAACGAATACAATAACATTAAAGATCCATCCTGGCCAGAATGCCAAACACATCTAGATTTTGAAAGTTTGCCAGAATGGATTCAGGATGAGTGTACCAATCTCCATAAAATAGATCCCAAAACATTTTTTTATAATTCCGGAACAGTACAGCTTGTTGATGCTAATCAGGTTGTTGTGTCACTGAACTATTATGAAGATTTTGTTACCGCTCCCTTATATTATAATAATGATAATCACTTCAAGGTTTACAACAGCGATCCAGAACAAGCGCACAAGGTATGCATATCCAAAAACTGTTATACATTTGTTAGAGGGAAATTATACAAGTGTCACCATGTGGCACTTCTACCGGAATTTTCTGAACAGTTTCATGTTGACATGACAGAACAAGATACAGAATTGTTACATGCCTACCAACCTGCGCAGTCAACTGATACTGATGAAGAACTGTCAATGTTTATAAACAATCTTACACACAGTATTCCGCAATGTAAGCTATGTCCAGATAAACTATTTCCAGTACGTGTATTGGCATCAAATATTAAACCCAAAGTCTTAAAAAGACAAAAGATTTAATATTTGATTTCTCGCTCCGACCAGGGTAATTTTATTGTCATTCCAAGACGTTAAATTTGGTACCAGCACCCGGAGTCGAACCGGGACGCCCGAAGGCTCTGGATTTTAAGTCCAGTATGTCTACCAATTCCATCATGCTGGCATGTTCTTAAACAATGCGTGTATTATACACTATTTTTGTGCTGTGTCAACTACTATTCGCCGGTTAGACGATGATATTTTTCCATTAATTCTTCGTGCGTTTCTGTATGATTAGGATCTGGCAAGCACACATCAACTGGACATACTGCTACGCATTGTGGTTCATCAAAATGTCCTACACATTCAGTACATTTGTTAGGATCAATTTCGTAAATTTCTGCGCCCTGATAGATTGCTTCATTGGGGCATTCGGGTTCGCATACATCGCAGTTGATGCATTCGTCGGTGATAAAAAGTGCCAATTTGTGTTTCCTTTGATAATGGTGCCCCCGACTGGACTCAGAGGACAAATTTTTTACATTCTTCAATAGATTCTATTATAACAACATTGTCATATTGCGACAACAGACATTCTAATTTTTTCTTTTGAACCTTTCTTGCTTGTGGGTTCTTTGGATCCAAAAATAAATCATAATCCTCAAGATAAAAATCAGGAAAATAATTATGGGTTACACCATTATCATCTATCCAAGGAATTGGATCTGGTCTAACCCATTTTATTTTTAAATCATCTAATCTTTTTGCTAACTCAAGTTCCCATGAAGAATCTAACATTATACCTTTATATTCAATAATTCCTCTTTTCAATCTTCTGTGTTTCGATGATAGAGCTTTTTCTCGAATAAGTTGTATAGATTTCTCGGTGTGAGTTAGATTTCCTCTTTTTCTTTTCGTCTCAATTGCCTTTTGAGGTGCATCATCATATTTCCCATTTTTGTGCGCTTGCGAAATTTTCTTCTTTCTCTTCTCTATTGCTTGTGGCGTGTTCAATTGAACACCGCCATTTCCATATGAAGATCGTTTTGGGTTTTCGCTACACCATCTAACATGATTTGCCATCCATCCCTTCGGCTTATCTGCTATATTAAACTCATGCTTACAGTGTCTACAAACTCTATTATTCATAATAGCACCTCTTTAAAATGGAGGGCATACCAGGATTCGAACCTGGATGGCAGGTTTAGAAGACCCGAATGTTATCCCTTACATCATATGCCCATATACTATTATTTATAAATTTAGTTTGTTGCTCTATCCCCTGAGCTACGAGGGCATTTATGCTGCTAAGGCAGCGATACTACCTTTATAGTCTAAGTATAATACACGATCTCCGCACATGATGTCAATAACAAATTGACGCATTTCTAGGCTAATTCTACCGGTCTTTAAAAGTTTTTTTGCAAAGTTCTCAACAGTCTCATCAGTTGCAAACCCCAATCGATGTATTAACCAAGTTGCGATAATCACGTGTGTAGACGTAAACGCAATATCACAACACATACCTAGTATTATGCTATCGTTTATTTCTTCGTGTGTTGAATTTCTTAGTTGCTCTCTAGTAATGTATTCGCAGGGCATGCGATTCATTGTGCAAACTCTCTAGAGAATTTTTTTGCGTATCGTTGTTGTTTTCTTACATTGGGTGTGTTGCCAATACCGATGTCTTTGTGGCTAAACACCCCGTATATATCTAGATACTTTGGGTTGCGACCATGCACACGATAAAAAACACTTACGTCTTGTGTTAAATGTGCATGTCTTAATCCAGATACCATGCTGCCCAATGGGGCATTGCCTTTCATTGGATAATCTTTAGAACCATATGCATCAACATGGTTCTTTTTGTACTCTACAAAATCTTTGAATTTTTCAGTAACTACCGCATCGTAATCACTCAAATCAAGTGTAGATGCAGTGCGCACAACGGTACCCGTTTTTGGATCTGCTTCATACAGAGTCCAAGTTACAGATTGAAATGATTCAATTAAACTTTCTAATTGATTGAATTCACGTAAGCGCATTACGTATTTATGGTAATGGCGGAGAGGGTGAGATTCGAACTCACGGTACGCTACAAACGTACGACGGTTTTCAAGACCGTTGCATTAAACCACTCTGCCACCTCTCCGTATAAATCTGGAGCAGGATAGGAGAATCGAACTCCTTTAGCCAGCTTGGAAGGCTGGAACACAACCAATATGCCAATCCTGCGTTGTTTGGCTCCCCGACCTGGGCTCGAACCAGGGACCCACGGTTTAACAGACCGTTGCTCTACCGACTGAGCTATCAGGGAATTTTAATAAGCACACTAGGCAAGGTCCTCCTATTCTGTATTCTAGATACAATCCATCGTCTTTGAAGAACGACTGTCCTTAGGGACTAATGTGCTTATTAAAATGGCCCGCCCTATCTCCACGCAGTTTAGCCTTAAAGGAACGAAGAGATTTGAATTCATTCTATGCCGACGGGCAACATAGATATAGACTGAGAACTAGTAAAGCCTGTACGCTCAGTCTGCGTAGCAGTCAGTAAAAAATGGTCTCGGTAGTAGGATTCGAACCTACGACCCCCTCATCCCAAATGAGGTGCGCTAGCCAGACTGCGCTATACCGAGCCGCACAACCTGGCGGAAAGGGAGGGATTCGAACCCTCGGTACCCGTATTTAGGTACGATTCCTTAGCAGGGAATTGGTTTAAACCTCTCACCCACCTTTCCTAAACTGTGCCCCTGTGTATAGACAGTACGGAGCTCTACCGTTTCGTATCGACCATGCGACTGATCCCAGTGCTATACTCATTTACGAAATTTGGCTGAGGGACCAGGACTCGAACCTGGACTAACGGAGTCAAAGTCCGCTGATCTACCATTAATCTATCCCTCAATGTTCTTATTTAACTTCGTATATTATACAATCAAATTTTATGATTGTCAATTAGATTCTGTTATTTCTAAAATCAAGTCAGTGTATCCAAGTAATACACGATGATACACTTCTCGAGGAACCAGAATGATTTGTCCGGGGACCAGTGGTTGTGGAAGTTCGTTATCAAACTGAAATTGCCAGCCATCCCCTTCTAAAACACGAACTTTTCGACTGTGTTCGTCGCGATGCCAAACTAAATCTCCAACCGGAGTATTCACACTAAACTTGCGAATAATTGTGTTGCCGTTGCGCGACTCCAGGTATGGCTTACCAGTAACCGCTTCCACCACCAGAAAGTCCTAAACTTTTAGCATATCGAGGCAACCGACAAGCCCAATAACCTGCTTTGGTCTTATCTTTTTTATTTGGGCAATCGTGTCTTGCTGAAAAAGATTTTCTTGCCTCTGGGTTGTTAATTTTAGCTGTTAGACCAGTGGTATCACCAAATGAAATCTTTTTAACATTGCCTGTTTTTGGATCTTTGACATACACATAGTATTTTTTAGATCCGCCACGTTTTGGTTTATTGAGTTCTACTTGTTTGCCTTGGTATTCTGCTTCTGCAAGGGGTTCCTCAAATGGTGAATCCAGAGGAACCATTTTCCCATCGTATTCAGCAAATTCTCCAATTTCTGTTTCAAGAATAAGTTTTTGATCCATTTCACTTAGATGAATTTTGCCTTCTGTGTATAAGCGGCGTGCTTCCCTAAAAATTTTATAATAGCTATCACTGCCCACACGATACACTTCGCCAAGTGGAGTATTGGTTTTGGTACTGTGGGTAATGCCTTCAAATAAAGTTACATAATCTGTAAATTTCATATCAATATTTATTACTTGGCTCTATATTTAATTTGGTACCCCCGCCCGGTATTATGTATTATCAGTTTGGTTATTCTTTTATTTTTATTCTTTTTCCGCCGTTTTTACATGTATATCCTTTATCTCTTAAAATCTGTGTGAGGTAAGCATGCCCGGAATTGCTTATTCCAAATAGTTTTAGAATATGTGTTACCGAATTCCTTTTGTTGTATGCCGACACTAGATCTTCGATATTAGCATCAATTTTTCCTTTCGCTGCTTCATAATAATGAGTTTTTTGACATGTTGATGTACAAAAAGCCTTTTCGCTAGAAAAAATAAATTGATTGCCGCAGTGCTTACAAGTGTTTAGTATTTTTTGTTGTTCGGTAAATTTAATTCTTCTTCCTTCGTTCCAGCCTTCTGGTAATGGGTCGTTTTTTGGAATTTTTTTTGATTGTTTTTTATTGTTATTGTGAACCCATCTTGTTCCAAATTGACTATTACCATTACCGCGTTGCGAACGAGACATTTCTTTACTAAGGCGTTCTCTTAACCATCCATACATTCTATTCATTGAACGATGTTGGTTGCTTGATTCAGCACACATCATATTTACTGCTTTGATTAATCCATATTGTTTTGGGTAAATCTTTAGTAAAAGAAGATGCGCAATAAAATGTTCCCTTGCAGTTAAATCAACGAGATTTTCTGGCAAATCATTGCCGCCCATACATCGCGGAATAACATGATGTGCCTCTTTATAACATTCTAATTTTCTATCTTTTGCTCTTTCTATCAGAGCATTATAGTGTTTTTGATAATTCAT